AGAAGGACACTTCTACGACTTAGTTCTAAAACAAGGAACTACCATCGTCTACAAAGACCGAATTTTTTGTACTGACCAAAACATCGTGAACTTCTCGGTAAATTCAGGTGAGTACACTTCAAATACAACCGCAAATACATACATCGTATATGAGTAACATACACGTTTTAAATCTATCTGCCTACACCGCTCCTACTATCGAAGAGAGTAAGAGAGATGCTTGGGTAAATTATGATGGTGCAGACGGAGGCAGTTACTATCAGTTTTTGATTGATAGATACACTAATTCTACCACTAACAACGCTATTATAAACAACATCTCACGACTTATCTACGGAAAAGGACTCTCGGCTACGGATGCTAACCGCAAGCCTAACGAGTACGCTCAAATGATGACCTTAATCTCTAAGGATTGTTTGCGTAAGATTGCTTTAGACAGAAAGTTGTTTGGTCAATTCTCTATTCAGGTACATTACAACGACAAGCACGACAAGATTCTCAAGGCTTACCATATCCCTGTTAATTTACTTCGTGCTGAGAAATGCAATAAAGACGGAGAGGTAGAAGGCTACTACTACTCGGATGATTGGTCAGACGTCAAGAAATATGTACCTAATCGCTTCCCTGCGTTTGGATTCGGTAGAGAAAAGGTTGAGATACTATTCTCAAAGCCGTATGCCGTAGGGATGAAGTATTATGCTTATCCTGACTATCAAGGCGCAGTTCCCTACGCACTTTTGGAAGAGGAAATTTCCGATTACCTAATCAACGAGGTTCAAAACGGATTCTCAGGAACTAAAGTAGTAAACTTCAATAACGGAGTGCCTACATTAGAGCAGCAAGAAATTATCTCTGCGAAGGTATTAGGCAAGTTAACTGGTTCTAAAGGTCAGAAAGTGATTGTAGCGTTCAACGACAATATGGATACTCGCACAACGGTTGAGGACATCCCTTTAAATGACGCACCTGAACACTACACATATTTAAGCGAAGAATGCTTGCGTAAGATTATGCTTGGACACAACGTCACTTCACCACTATTATTTGGTGTTGCATCGTCTAACGGATTTTCGTCTAACGCTGATGAGCTTGAGAACTCGTTTATCTTGTTCAACAATATGGTGATTAAGCCTTTCCAAGAGGAAATTATTGACGCCATTGACAAGCTATTAGCCTTTAACAACATCTCGCTTAACCTATTCTTCAAGACTCTCAAACCGCTTGAGTTTGTAGACTTGGAAAATGCAGTTACTGAAGAGCAAGTTGCAGAGGAAACAGGAACTGAGCTATCAAAACACGAAGCCTTAGACAACGAGATTGCAGATGCACTTATTGACTTAGGTGAAACCCCTAACGAGAATTGGCTTCTAATAGACGAATACCCTGTGGACTATGACTTAGATGACCAAGAGAATGAAATGCTCTCTAACGAGCCAAAAAGCACCTTATTATCGAAAGTATATAACTTCGTAACTACAGGTTCTGCACGTCCTAACGCAAAGTCTGAGCAAGATGAAGTAATTGATGGAGTAAAGTTCATTACTCGCTATGTTTATGCAGGTGAGACAAGTTCTAAATCTCGTCAGTTCTGTCAGAAAATGATGACGGCACAAAAGATTTATCGCAAAGAGGACATTTTACAAATGGGCAATCAACCTGTAAATGCAGGATGGGGTGCTAAAGGTGCTGCTACTTATGACGTATGGAAGTTCAAAGGCGGTGGCAATTGTCATCATCGTTGGAATAAACAAGTGTATGCAAGTTTTGAGGGTGTAGGCATTGATGTTAACTCTCCTAAAGCTAAACAAATTGCAGGTAAAAAAGCAGAGAAGTTTGGATACGTTGTTAAAAACAATGCTTTGGTATCTCAAAGACCAGTTGATATGCCTTACAATGGCTTTTTACCTACTAACCCTATTTACGGCAAGAAATAATGGCAACGGCACTACTAATCACAAGAGACGATATAGTTCGTTTTACCGCAGTCAACGGAAATGTAGATACTGATAAGTTCATTCAGTTCGTTAAGATTGCTCAGGACATCCACATACAAACATACTTAGGCACTAAACTACTTGAGAAGCTACAAACCTTGATTATTGCAGGAACGCTGACAGGTAACTATAAGACACTTACTGACACATACGTTAAGCCAATGCTCATCCATTGGAGTCTCGTTGAATATCTCCCTTTCGCAGCTTACACAATCGCCAACAAGGGCGTTTACAAGCACTCATCTGAGAACGCTGAAAACGTAGAGAAAAACGAAGTTGATTTCTTATTAGAAAAAGAGCGTCAGATTGCTCAACACTACACGGAGCGTTTCATTAGTTATATGTCTTTCAACCAAGATTTATTCCCTGAGTACAATCAGAACGTTGACCAAGATATGTACCCTGACACTACGAACAATTACACTTCTTGGTTTATATGAAAAAGAACAGACCAAAGGGTTTAAAGTATAGCCCTAAAAACACGAATGTAGAGAAGCTCCGTATTTATCTAAGCAAAAAGGAATCGAATGACTGAGTTTGTTACCATTGTAAAAAAATACGGCGTTACAGGCGTTCTTTGCTTATGGTTGTGGCATACGGATAACCGATTGAACAAAGTTGAGACTGCACTTTACGACTGCTACAAAGAGCAGAGTTTTAGACAAGCAACCAAAACACGAATAGACCTACCCGAAAAACTTTTAGCCGTATTGCCAAATGATAAAAGAACTAATAAACGAAACTCTAAAGCCTAACGGCAAATGGTCTATAAAAAGGCTATCCGCTTTTACGTCTTTTTGGATAGCGGTAATTTATGCGCTGATTCCGTTGTTTAAGCCTTTCAAAGTACACGAGTTTGTCTTTGTTGGTTTGCTTACTTACTCGGCAACTGCAATAGGTTTAACTGTATGGAGTAAAAAAATAGACAAATGATAACAACCGCACAAGCCTTAGCAAAATACGGACAACCCAACGAGACGGGAACGTATTTAACTACAATCAAATTACCATACCCAATGCGTATAGCGTGGGACTTAGACACCAAAGTAACAAAGATGCGTTGCCATAAACTTGTCGCAGATGCGTTTTTAAGCGTGTTTAACGAACTTTTAGAGGTCTACGGGTATCAACGCCTTGTCGAGTTAGGGATAGACCTTTATGGAGGTTGTTTTAACTTTCGTAAAATGCGTGGCGGTTCGTCTTGGAGTAAGCACGCTTGGGGTATTGCCATCGACTTAGACCCTGCGAGAAATACTTTGAAGGAAACTTCTAAGACTGCACGCTTTGCACGTCCTGAGTACAAGCAAATGATTGACATTTTTTATAAACACGGATTTATTTCACTCGGTAAAGAAAAGAACTATGACTGGATGCACTTCGAGATTGGCGGTTAGTTCCGTTATTTTGTCGCTTTTATTGGCAATACTTGCGACATCTTGCTCAGTAAACTACCACGTCCGTAAAGCCTTTAAAAAAGGTTATAAGTGCGACGAGGTTGCCGATACAATTCAAATAACTTCGGTCGACTCAATTCCGTACGTTTTAAGGGACTCTATTATGTGGGAAAGGGTATTAGTCCAAAAAGATACAATAGTGCGTTACAAGCGTTCTTTCGTGCCTCAAACGCGATTTGAGAAGCGTATTGAGTACAAACTAAAACGAGATACCCTACGAATGATTGAAAAAGTAGAGGTCGTCAAATGGAAAACTGAAAAGCGCAAAAATCCTAAACCGAACATATTATTGTTAGTTTTGGGATTTGTAGTAGGAATGATAACAAACTGGCTACTGCGCAACTTTAAACCAACGCTATGAGACAAACACGCTATCGCTTAAAATCAGATGAGGTAGAAATCATTGAACAATACAGAGCGATAAAAAAAGAATCTAACTCAATGGGGTTAGATGACAAGAACGTAAAACACGGATGGTTAAAATCTAAGCAGGCATCATTATTCTTTAAGAATCCAAACTTTAACGGACAAGAAGACAAGTTCAACGAGTTCAAAGATGAGTTGTTGGAAGAGATGGAAAAGCATAGCCCTGCTTATCCTACGATAACACGAACTCAAAGCGAAGAAGGACACCTGTTAGTCATAGACCCTGCTGACATCCACATAGGTAAACTATGCGATGCGTTTGAAACTGGTGAAGACTACAACTCTCAAATAGCCGTACAACGTGTTTTAGAAGGCGTACAAGGCATTTTAGACAAGTCCGCAGGCTTTCATATAGACAAAATTTTATTCGTTGGTGGAAACGATATTCTACACATAGATACTCCAAGACGAACTACAACCTCAGGCACTCCACAAGACACCGATGGGATGTGGTATCGCAATTTTTTAACCGCAAAACAATTATATGTTGACTTACTTGAAAAACTTATCGCTTTGGCTGATGTACATTTTGTGTTCAATCCTTCTAACCACGATTACACTCACGGATTCTTTCTTGCTGATTGTATCAAAACACATTTTCGCCAAGCTACAAACATTACTTTCGACTGCTCTCTTTCACATCGCAAGGCTTTTAGATACGGAGAGAACCTCATAGGAACTACTCACGGAGATGGAGCGAAGCAGCAGGACTTACCGCTTTTGTTAGCTACTGAGTTTCCTATGGATTGGAGCTTAACCAAGCACAGGTACGTTTATATGCACCACGTTCACCATAAAATGTCTAAAGACTATCAAGGTGTTACCGTTGAATCATTGCGCTCACCATCAGGAACTGATAGCTGGCATCATAGAAACGCTTATCAACACGCTCCCAAAGCTATAGAAGGATTCCTGCACCATAAAAAACACGGACAAATCGCACGTTTATCCCACATCTTTTAATATATTTGCATCACCTGCCATTATTCATAGCGTAAGAGCCTCTTTAATCGGAGGCTTTTTTTGTTAATTATAACATACATAATCGGTAAAATTCCGACTAAATGCACATTATATTACACCTTTTCGGGTACAAAATAAGGGTAAAACCTTAAAACGTGAAAAAAAGTTTGCTTCTACAACCCCCGTCAAATAAGGAAATCTAAAAAAATGTTAAAAAAAGTTGTTGATAATTGAAACCTTATATATATATTTGCATATAACATTTAAAAACAACGCTATGACAAAAGACGAAATCTTAGAACTAATCTTCAACGAAGAACGAGAGCTTTACGCAGAGCTTCAAGAACAACGTAAATACTTTGGCTATAACGACGAAGCCACGCTACACACCCAAGCGCAATGGGGAGCAATTAGTAATTTAAAAGATAAAATTTTTGACAATGAGAACAATTAAGAAGTATTCGTTTTTGTTTAAGGACTTGAACACGGACGAAAAGCAAATCTTAGGAAGCGGAGTAGTATTTATCTTAGGTACTGTCTTTTTTATTTACTTACTTGGGACGGCTACACCGCACCGCCAAGATGCAAAAACACGGAACTACCAAACCTATTTCAAGCCTAAGTACGAACTACCAAAGTCTTACGCTAAGTATTCGAACCACGTTTATAACTCTAAATTCAAATAAGATGATTGTTACAGAACTAAAAGACTTTGAGGTCTACCGAGACACGGACAAGAACTTTGTGTACTTATTCGTTACTCTTTGGGACGAAGGCGACACGGACACGAATGCCGAAATCTTAGCCGAATACGAAATAGAAATTTACGACTCTTATTCTAATTACAAAATCACTAAAAAGAACTACAATGAAATTCTTACCATCAAACAAACGCAAGACTGCGATGACTACCTTGAAAAAATCTACGAAGCAAACACCTTTGAAGATGCCTATGTTGAAGAATACAACGATGAGGGGACTTGGTGGTTCATTTAGAGACTACCAACTAAATAGGTATTGGGATAACTTTAACTTTGGTCTTTACAACCGAATTTGTGAAATTAAAATGCAAGAGCTATGACACCTAAAGAAAAAGCAATAGAGTTATATGAAAAAATGCTTAGGGTTGAATATCCTTTAGCTGCTAAACATTGCGCATTGATTGCAGTTGATGAAGTAATTGAGGCTTTACACGAGCATCATTGGCAAAATAGACTAATAATAGATTATTGGGAAGAAGTAAAACACGAATTAGAAAAGCTATGACCGCAATACAAGAATTAATAAAGTTTCTGAAAAACGACAGAATGCAAAATGTTTACACAGGCGAGCAGATTATTGAACTGCTTGAGTTTAAACTTGAAAAAGAAAAGCAGCAGATAATGAAAACATATTACGATGGTTTAAGAAACATAAATGGTTTCAATTTGATTCCTATATATGAAACAACTAAAAAAGAAATAGAAAGATTTGGAGTTTACTATTACAACAAAATTAGTAAAGATGAGATATAAACTAACATACCAAGTAGGACAAAAGGTAGTTCAGGAATGGATACTTACCTCACAATCATTAGCCTATTGGAAAAAGCAGGATTTACTAAAAACAGGACAATACCAGTTAGGAAAATTTATAGTAACCCCAATAGAACCATAATGACGAAAGTAGAACTCATACAAGAGATTATAGAGCAGCACAAGCTATGGTCAAAGAATCGCAGCAGGGAGTATATTTACAAGCGTTATTACCTTTATAATGAACTCCGTGTTTTAGGATTCTCATTAGACGAGATAGGCAAGAAGTTCGGAGGTAAACATCACGCTACAATCATTCACGGACTACGGCAACACGAAGACTTGCACAGGTTTGGATACGAAGACTACAAGATAGCTACTAAGCAAATAGATGATGTCTTACACGGAGCTACGCTTCCTTTGATTGATGACTCACCTGATTTAGCAAAAGACGTACTAAAGGCAAAAACTTACACCCAGTTCAAAAAGATTCAACGACATATAAAATTGGGCAAGTACGAAAATAGTTTATAGTTGATGCAACTTTTTTCATGGTTATACGTTATCTTTGTAGACGAGTTGGCTGGACACCATAAACTCTAAGGTATTATTGACCCTTGTATTGATTCGCAAGTCCAGCCGCGATGAGATGCAGGGGTTTTTTATTTACTAAAAATTACAAAATGAACGAAATTTATTTTAAATGTCAATTTAATGACAAAGACCAAATGATTGTTTCTAAAGGAGATTTTATTTGCTTTGAAATTATAGAAGGCGAACAATCAAAAACGGTTTGCATTGACATTAAACAAGCGTACACCTTAATCAAAACTTTAGAAAATTTTAGCAATGAGCAGTTGGATTAAATTACACCGCAGTTTAAAAGACTGGGAGTGGTATGATGACCACAACGCAACACGTTTACTTTTACATTTGCTTATTTCGGTAAATTACAAAGACAAGGAATGGAAAGGGCAAACAATAAAAGCGGGTACATACGTTACCAGTTGGGAAAATCTTTCCAAAGAAATAGGCTTATCGGTCAAGCAAACAAGGGTTGCAATGGACAAGTTAGAAAGGTCTAAAGAAGTGACACGCAACGTGACAAACAAATGGCAAGCTATAACCCTTATAAAATGGGACAAATTGCAATGTGAAGAGGTAGAAAAGGGCAAGCAACAAGTCAAACAAAGGGCAACAACTAAAGAAAGTAAAGAAGTAAAGAATAATACTATACCTGAATTTTCGGAGTTTTTAGCTTATGCTTTAGATAAGAAACCAAAAGTGAGTCAGATAGATTTAAGACTTAAATACGAAAGTTGGAAAGAGAGTGATTGGAGTATAAATAGAAATGGTAAATTGCAACCTATTTCCAATTGGAAGTCTACGTTACTAAATACGCTTCCGTATATAAACGAAATATCTTATAGTTTACCATCTGAAATTTGGGAGGGATAGAATATGTACAAGAAATTAACAGACCTAAATGCTGAAATGTTTAGTATTAGACACGAAAAAGATGTAAGAGGAAAGTCAATAGGTTGGGATTGGGATATGCTACCACTTACAATCAAGGAAGGAACTACAACTTACATAGGTGCAGCTCCTGCATCAGGAAAGACGGAGTTATGGTTTGAGATACTTATAAACCTTTCGTGTTTACACGGTTGGAATCACGTTGTATTTTCTCCTGAGACTGGAAGTAGTGCCGAGATATTTTCTGAACTATGCTACAAGTACATAGGTAAGCCATACGTTCAAGGACAAAACTCAATGACTAACAGTGAACAAGTAAGTGCTGAAATGTTTATAAATGAGCATTTCATTGTAATTGACCCAATTGACGAGGATTTGACTATAACTAAATTCTACCAACTTGTAGATGAGATTGAGCGCAAAGAAGGTATTAAAATCCATACCACTACGATTGACCCGTGGAACGAGTTAACCGAGGAGTTTATTCCTGCTGATTTAGGACGTGAGGATAAATACTTGAGTAGGATTCTTGGTTTAGTTCGTAAGAACGCAAGAAAGACAGGTAGACATAACTGCGTTATAAATCACGTTAGAGACCAACCAATGGTAACTGCAATGTCAATAGCAGGAACTGAACTTAGATACTTTCCGATTCCTACGGCACGAGATTTTTCAGGCGGTCAGGTATGGTTTAGAAAGGGTTTAAGCGTATTAATTCCGTGGAGACCTCCGTATGGTTTACCTGATGCTAATGGAGTAGGTGCAGAAAAGAACGAAGTTCATTTGAAGGTGGCTAAGAGCAAGCCAAAAGGCGTATCGAAAAACGGAGTGTACAAATTATTCTTGGATGTTGAACGTTACCAGTATTATATGCTTGACTTCAAAGGTAATCGTGTTTATGCAAACCGAGGAACTACCTACAAGAAGGAATCACAACGTAAAATTGAGATACCAAAAGACGGACAAATAGAAACTACCTCAGAGAAACTTCGTAGACTTGCAAACAAAAACCCTTTTTAATATGGACTTATCACTTAAAATACTATGGGCTAAATCAACCGTATGGACGGTTAAAGAACGAATCAAGAACGTAAGAGAGAAACTCGAAAAGGACAAGCCTGATGCCAAAGACTACATCAACGGAGGTAAAGAAAGCGAGGCATATTTACTTGAGACAATTCAGGTGATTAACCTACTTGAAGACGAAATAACATCTCTAAACCGAGAGCTTAACCAACTTGCAAGAAGAAACGCTCAACTGCGAGTAGCCTATCAAGAATTACAAGAAGAAATCAAATACAAAGATGCCACGATGTAAGAACTGCAAGGAGAAGTTTGAACCTATCCGCTTCAATCATAAATACTGCCTGAAAGACGAGTGTGTCCGTGCTTTTGTAGCTGAGGCAAGAGAGAAGCAATGGAAGCAGACTAAAACACGAATGAAAGAAAACCTAAAAACCACCTCAGATTGGTTAAAAGAAGCCCAAGTAGTATTCAATAAGTATATAAGGGAACGTGATAAGAATAAGCCTTGTATCAGTTGCGGTTCAAAACTCGGAGATAAATTTGACGCAGGACATTTTTGGAGTTCAGGTGGACACAAAGCAGTTACATTCAACGAAGATAACGTACACGGACAATGCGTAGCCTGTAACCAATGGAAACACGGAAACCTAATCAACTATCGTGAGGGTCTCTTAAAACGCATAGGAGAGTCTAAATACGAGCAATTAAGCCAACTTGCTAACCAAACACGAAGATACTCATCAGAAGAACTAAAAGAACTAATCAAAACATACAAAAACAAGATAAAAGATGGAATACAATAGCGACTTCCGTTACGACCTTAAAATAGGTCAGGAGTATGAAACCCTACTAAGCGAGGTGATAGCTTCTACAATCGAAGTTAAACGTGATTTTAAGTGCTATGAGACAGGCAATCTATTTGTAGAATACGAAAGCAGAGGCAAGAAAAGCGGAATCAGCACAACTGAAGCTAAATGGTGGGTGTATTGGTTTAGTAAAACACGAAGTATTTTGATTGAAACAAAAGAATTAAAGCAGATGTGCAGAAAATACATAGGCAC